CGATGAAGTCTGGTCGACCCGGCTCAATGACGAAAAGACGGGCTCTCGGGTTGTCATCGGGCAGCGGATCCATGAGAGAGACCTGCCCGGGCATTTGCTGGAGAAAGGCGGGTGGGAGAAGCTCATCCTGCCCACTGAGTATGAGCCTACCACTCTGGTCACCTCGATCGGATTCAAGGATCCCCGTGAGAAGAAGGGTGATCTCCTCTGGGCGGAGCGATTCGGGCCCGAGGCAATCGCCCAGGCGAAACTCGACCTCGGATCTTATGCCTTTGCCGGCCAGCACCAGCAGCGTCCTGCTCCCCGAGAGGGCGGGATCTTCGATCGTGCATGGTTCTCGATCGTGAGGGCTGCCCCGGCAGATGCCAGACGGGTGAGGTACTGGGACAAGGCCGGAACCGAGGGTGGGGGAGCTTTCACGGCCGGAGTGCGCATGAGCACAAAGGGCGGGATCTACTACGTCGAGGACGTGGTACGAGGCCAGTGGTCATCAGGCAAGCGCAACCGGGCGATCAGGACCACTGCAGAGATTGATGGGCACGAAACGCACGTCTGGGTCGAGCAGGAACCGGGATCCGGAGGGAAGGAATCAGCCGAGTACACGATCCAGGAGCTCGCCGGCTTCACGGTACGTGCTGAGAGGCCAACCGGCGACAAGGTAGAGCGAGCTCAACCCCTGAGTGCCCAGGCAGAAGCTGGCAATGTCGTGCTGGTCAAGGGGCAGTGGAACGAGGCCTTCCTGGCCGAGCTCGAGCTATTCCCCAACGGCGCCTACAAGGACCAGGCCGACGCAGCGAGCGGGGCGTTCAACAAGCTCGCACTCGAATGCCAGGCAACCCGGGGCGGCGAGATGGTAACGCTGTGAGAGGAAAAGAGATGCGCATCCTATTCGATCCGAAGGTGCCGACAGAGGTACGAGCTGCAGTTGAACCTTTACTGCGGAAGTGGGAGTGGCTGATTCCGACATGGGTTCACCAATTGACGGTGTTCTGGAACGACAAGGATTCCGCCCGGATCTGCAACCTGGCTGAGCCTGAATATCGTCGAGCATGGATCGCCCTTTTGAATGGCTGGCTCACGAATGACCCAGAAACACGAGAGCGCGACGTGGTTCACGAACTGATTCACTTCTCGCTGGAGCCGATTGCATCCTTCGCTGAAACCCTGATCGAACGAACCATTCCGGATGAAGACTCTGCCTTCAGAAAGTGGGCGGATGAAGAACTCAGACGAGTTGTGGAGGGCTGCACAGTTGACCTCCAGAACGCCATCACCGACCAGAGGTGAGATCGATGTCAGAACCGAAGAAATCATGGCTCCGTCACCAGCACCCGGACTACTCACGGAACTCCGGCCGCTGGCAGTTCATCAAGGATGCCTACACCGGAGATCTGCTGGATGATGACCGGATCGCCAGTTACCTCGTGAAGAAGGGGCAGAGCGAGAGTCCCGAGGCCTTCAATGAGCGCTGTAAGCTCGCTGACTTCACAGGGCACTTCAGCACGCTGGTCGACGAGCTCGCCGGCATGATCTTCGCCGTGGAGAGCAAGGCGAACCGGGTGTTCCAGGACGAGAAAGAGAATGGACTCGGCAAGTCCGATGATCCGGAGACTCTGATCGGTCGGCTCTACCAGGATGCCGATGGCCGCGGGAACGGCTGGCTGACCCTGTTCAAACAGGTGGCGATCGAGCTCATTCACTCCTTTCGGTGCTGGATCATCACGGATTCCACTTCCACCTCGCCGGTGGTCCGCGTCTTCCCGGCCCTGTCGGTTCCCAACTGGCGGTATGACGCGCAGGGTCTGGCTGAGGTGGTGGTGAAGGAACAGGGTGACATCCGGAAGAGCATTCTGGACGAACCGGGGCTCGAGGAACGGTTCGTGGTCTACACCCGGGAGAGGTGGACACGGTATCGAATCGTGAAGACGGATCAGGGGGAGGAGTCCGAGCAGAAGATCGATGAGGGCACCTACACCCGTGGCTTCGAAGCTCCGGACCGGGCGCCGGCGCTGTCGATCTTCCCCGTCTCTCTTCCCATGCCCAGACCGGTCGGCTGGCTCATGGCGAAGAAGGCCGTGGCCATGTTCAACCTGGAATCCGGAAGAGATAACCTGCTGCGTGTGGCGAACTTCCCGTTCCTGAACATCTTCGCGGACAACACGCTCTTCGACAAAGTTGTCGGAGAGATCAAGAAGGGCACGAGGGCACTGCAGAATCAGCCCGATGCGAGTACTGGTCATGACTTCATCGCTCCGGATCCCGGGCCCGCCACGGTCGCCACGGAGGTCCTGAAGCGCAAGGTCGAGGAGTTCTACGTCACGGGCTTCCGGGAATACGGCGATGCCGCCCGACAGAAGACAGCCACGGAGGTCCGCCACGAGGTCGCTGCCGGCGTCGGTTCCTTCCTGCAGATGCTCAAGGCAGCCCTGGACGATGCCGAGAACGGTGCGCTCTGGCGAGTGGCGCAGATCGAGTTCGACGATCGCAAGAAGTGGTTCGTAAGCCGTGTGGAGCGTAGTGAGGACTTCGCCATCGATGATCCCCAGGAAGTCGCCACCAGGCTGGCCACACGCTACGTGGGCAAGGACCAGCCGATCCCGGTGGGACGGACCGGCATCGAGAGCCTGATCAGGCAGCTGGCGGCCTATGATGGCCTCACACTCGAAGAGAACGAGCTCGCCGCGGCCATCAACCTGCACGAACTCACCCAACAGATCTCCGCCCTCGGGGCTCTTCCCATCCCGGCCGAGGCACGTGCGGAGATGGCGGTGCGACTCCTGGCCGGTATCGGATTCTTCGATCCGGAGGAAGAAGTGGAGCTCGAGGACGGTGAGAAGATCCTCAAGCTCGATGTCATGCGCCAGAGAGCGCTGGTGATCGCCGAGGCGCAGGATCAGCGGGACAGAGATTTCCTCGCTGGGGTCGGAGTGTTCGGAGGGTAAGCCGTGCCCGCTTTCCCACCGATACACCCCTACTTGCTGGCAAAGCTGGCAGCTCGGCGACGAGCAGGGGCTCTCTCGGCCGCGGCAATACGAAACCTGCACAGAGGGCTGAGCGAGTACGCAGCCTATATCACTGCCCGGCTGGCAGCTCTTCGTGTGATCGGTGGGGATCCATCCAACAGCACTCTGGCCGAGAGTCGCACCATCATCCAGCGGGCGGCGGATCAGCTGGAAACCTACCTGCTCAATGGAATCGGAGAGTACCGCTCAGATGCTTTCACGGAGGTACAGGGGATCTGGCTGGAGGCAGCCCAGACGGCCGTTACTGCCGCTCGGGAAAAGGGAGTGAGCGTCTCAATCAGTTCGTTAAAGACGCCTCAACTGACGATTGCTGGAGCTTTTGAGGCCCTTGGCGGGGCAGCGAGGACCTGGAAGACGGTTCTGCCCGAGTACGTCGCCCGGGGAGCGGCCGAACTGGACGCCATCGTTCAGGGTGCCCTGATGCAGGGTGTCAGCCCGGATGTCCTTGCCCGCAAGCTGCGCCCATACATTCAGGGCTCGAGGGAGTTCCTGGCCGCGGCTGAGGGACTGGATGTGAATATCACAGACCTGCGGTCTCTGGTCCGTCAGGCACTCCACGATCCCCGGGCCCGGACGGCTATCAATGCCTCTCGCGTCATGCGTCACAATGCCGAGCGGATCGCTTTCAGCGAGGTGTTCAATGCCCGGTTGGAGGCTGAGGTTCAGCACTTTGCTGCTGATCCGTTCGTGGAGGCCGAGAAATGGGTGATTTCGCCCGACCGCGGGACATTGGTGGGTGCATGTGAATGCGACGCTCTGGCCGGCACGGACTTTCACGGCATGGGAATAGGCATTTATCCCGTGGATCAGATCCCCACCAGACCACACCCCTGGTGCGGATGTGATACCGAGCCTGTCAGGCGGCCCTACCGCGATATCGGCAAGCCGAAGCCTATGCCTTCACGGCAGATCCCGGCTGCCCGAGCTCGGTTGCCCCGAGGTACGAGTCGCGCCGAAGCCGACCGGATTCGAGACCACCTGGGGAAACACCTGGCTATCAGCGACAACTTGGCAGCCAGGCAGGCTCTTCGACAACTTGCCATCCAGGGCGGAGCAGGGTGATAGCGTTGAGTGAAATCCCGAATAAGGGAGGCGATCTCATGGTGCTCCCAGGTGAACGTTTATTGCGGGTGAGCACGG